TTCTTTTATCTTTACGATCTTCTTTATACTTCTCTTTATTGTTAATCACCTGATTGTCCTGCTCCTTAAGCCTCATATTTAATTGAAACTCAAACTCCATCAATTCTTTTTTGATTTGCGCTTCTCTTTCAAGTTTTGCAATGTCAAACTGTGATTGCGCTTGTGCAATTTGTACTTTGCTTTCTGCAATACCTTGCTGTTTTTGTATTTCTGCGGCGGCTCCCGCTTGAGCTGACTGAGCGTTAGCTTGCGATTGCGCTTGAATGTTTTCCATTTGAATTTGTCTGTCTCTTTCAAACTTTTGTTTTCTTCTTAATTTTAATAACTGATTAGCTAATTTTAAATTTCGAATTTCTCTAACATCAATAGCATCCTCAAGCTCTATCTGTTTTTGAGATATAGCCATTTGTATATTGTTTTCTAACAATTGTTTTTCTTCTTCATCGGGAGATAACTCAAGAAATATACCAAAGTCATGTATATGCAAATCTTTAATTTCAGCAAGGGTAGCAACATCCACCTTACCCAACGATTGTATAAAAGAATTTTTAGTATTTGAAAATTCTAATATATCAGATATTCTTAATGATATTGCTTCTGCAGTTTTTAAAGTTAAGTATAACCCCGCCTGTAATATATGCCTAGTTGCTGTATTCGAATTTGCAGCTGCAAGTTTTTGTAACCCCACTAAGGCGTTTCTATCAGGAGTGCTACCATCTCTAGCTTCATTCAACCCTGTAACATCTCGCATCATTTGCAAATAATAATTATAAGATTGTATTAAGCTTTGAATTTTTGATCCCCCTGATCCTGTACGTAATTCTTGTATTGGTATCTTACCGTTATTAAAATCACCATCTTGCGTCATAGATCTACCTATAACAGAACCTGTTTGAAAATACATGTTCAATGCTTCTTGTGGATTATAATTTGTTCCATTACCTAAATCTACTTCAGCTAAACCATCCGCATCTAAATAAACACCATCAGGTACCATTCTTGATAATACTTGCTGTAATTTTAAATGTGTTATTTGAATCATATCAGCAAATGATGTCATTCTGCTAACCAACGATTCTGTTTTACCTTTGTATATTCTAGGAGCTACAATGTTATAACTCATCTGAACTTTAGTAATATCAGATTTAGGTCTTGTCATGTTAACGGCTTTTTGCCATTTTAATAATTTATCGTGACCAACAATTTTAGCACCTTCGTATAAGCATTCAATGGATCTATTTACTTTTTGAAATCTAGCTCTTGAATCTTTAGGTGGATTAAATTTATCATCTTTTTTAATAGCTTTATCAGCACCAGATGTCGTTTCTTTTATTTTGTATACTTGATTTTCAAATGTTTTATATTCAAAATAGAGTACATACACAAAATTTTTATCTGACGAATTCATGCCAGCTTGATTATATAGTAAAGAACTATTCCCTTTACCCTCAATCTCTTCTATATCTTCTGTCGTTAAATTAGGAAATTGCTTTTTTAATTCAACCAAAGTTACTCTTCTAACCTCTCCTACATAATAAAGATCTTCAAAATATGGTGAGTCTGTGTAGGAATAAACAATATCAGAAGGGTCTACGTAGTCTAATTTAATACCTTCCGCCGTATTAAAACTGTTTTTAACACAACCTATTCCAAGTACAGCAATATCATAATCTAATCGTTTCTTTAATAAATCGTACTTATTTAAATTAAAAATGTTATCTATTGCTTGTTCTTGAGCCAACTCGATTGACTGCTTGTAATTGAGCTGCATGTGTAAATTAAGCTCGTCTTCTGATTCCGGTATTACTTCTTCTTTATTATTTAAAGTATTAACGCCAGTTGCTTTTGATATTTTAGCTGCAAAATCACGTGCATACATATCATTCAACATTTCGTCAATATAATCTGTTCTTTTTTTACTAGCAATGGGATCCACAGAAAATGCTTTTAACCCATATGCTCTTTCCGCAATACCATTTACAACTATATCAACAAATTTTGGAATAATAGGTACTGGCTTCCAATCTAAATTTAAATACGACAAATCACCATTAATAGATAACTCGTCTTTATATTTTTTAATGCTTTGCTCGCCTCTTGCATATAATCTAAGATTATGATAATTATCTCTATTTGAGAAATAGCGAGATCCTCCGGAATCTTTTTTGAACCATTCTGACTCTACAGCTTTAGCAATCTCAAGCCCATACTCTGAACTCTTTTTTTCTGCGTCGCTTACTGCTTGACTCGGAAAAATACCTCTTGGTGATACTTTTGCCATCTATTGTATTATTTTTGAAAAATTTCCATTATTGTTATATTTAGATAAACTAAAACTAACCTTACTTTTTAATTTACGCGCTTGAAGCGGCGTGTATAAATGTTTATTACATGCCATAATAGCTAACCCTGAACTGATAGCTGCGTCAAACTTTGTTCTTTTATTTATATCAAACTTAGCCCAATCGTTTAATGTTTCTGAAAAATACAGGTCGCCGTAATTACCATTTTCTAATTCACCGACATATTTGTTTATGTAACTTTCTATTGCTGACGCATGTGCTTGTCTAATATCTTCACTTGAATTCGGTATACCTCCAATTTCTTTTTCAGTAACCGATAACTTATTCCATTTTTTATCAGGTCTATTCATAGAATATCCCCTGTATCCTCTTCTTTTTAAATAATATAGTAATCTAGGTTTATTATTCTCCGCAAGTATTGGCATACCGTAAAAATGCAATGCCATTAATATATCTTCAAAAAACATTTCCGCTGTTTGTGGCCTAGCTATATATTCAAGAAAAAACATATTAGCAGGAATTTCTTCCATGCTAAATTTAGTTAACCCGTGTAATGCTCCTTTAGATCCTTTGCCGTCTGTTGTTCCTGATATATCATAACTATCACAACCAAAAGCACCACTGTGTTCGTTCCCGGGATATTTTACACCATTCTTAGTTATTACTTTATTTTGTAAATGAACAGGCGGTACCCAGCTAACATTAAATCTTCCACTAGTATTCGGTATAAATTCTACCTTCGTATCTTTAACACCGTTTTGCCATTGAAAGCTACCCTTTGTGACTAAAGCACTGTATTTTGCTTCTTCATTAAAATCAACTTGCTCATATATTTTTGCTAAGTTGAATATACTATTTTTAGTTTCATCTCTGAATGCATGCTCTTCTGTACGCGGAAACTGTCTATAAAATTCATTTAATCCGTCTTGATCTCCTTTTAAACCTTCTACTTCATTTTCCCAATGTTCAATAACCCCGACGTCGATAATATCTCCTTGGTTGTTTTTGACAGGCTCTTCCGGTGTGTTAAAGACAGGTATTCCATAAGAATCGATGAATCCTTCGAAATTCCATTCCATAGGTATGAACAAAGAATATAATCCCGAGCGAGTCTGTCCATTTTTATTCCGTTTCGTAACATCTGAATTATTATATAGTTTTTTAAAATTCTCTCCTCCTTTGTCTAAAGCGTTTGATGTTGAGCCCATCATGCACTTACCAATTATTCTTGAACCTAATCTAAGCGTAGTTTTTGTAACTCGCCAGTTGTTAAGAATGTTTTCTGGACGTTCCCATTTGCCTGCCTCATCGTGTACTAGTAGTGCAAGTTTTTCACCATCGTAACTGTTATCTCCTGTATTCTTCCAGTCAATAGTTGTATCTAATCCAGCTATCTCTTGAGTTTTGTCTTTAGACTCAAATCTTTTACGAGTAAATTTTGAAGCTGGCACTCTGTATGCAAGTTCTGTTTTCGGTCTGTCCATACCGTCTTGTATGGGTCTGAAAAAGAACGGATAGTTGATTGATATTGGTACAACTTTGTCTGTAAACATTTTCTTTGCATCAGCACCTGACTTTGATAATATACCGTATCTTGCGTCTGAAGATATAGTAGCCAAGTTAACGGTCTCTCCGGATGCCATAAATGAAAATCCTGAACGTCTGTTTTTAAGATAGCACATTCCGTAGCATCTTTTATCTGCTTTGCAAGCTTCCCAGTGAATAAAGAATAATCTGTTTGCTTCCCTAAAATCTGGTCTCCCAACATCAATCTTGGTCCACTGCAAGTACATATAGTGAGTGCCAGTAACATAAGTAGGAACCCCCTTGCTTTTAAACCAATGTCCTTCATCTCTTTTAGTAAACTCTGTATCAATATACGCATGCCATCTTTGTTTAAATTCATCCGGATAATCTTTCCAATCAAATATACTCTTGATTGATTTAAGCTCTTTAGGATACTCGTGTGGCGTCCATCTGTCATTTTGATTATCAACGTTTATTGCTTTTGGCAATGCTATTTTCAAATTCTGTATGCTATACACCTCACCTATCTGGCCCGTCTTTGATATAACAATGACATCATGCTCTTCATTATATCCGTATTCCCATTTCTTTGATCTGTTTAATCTCTGTATGGTGGTAGCTTTAATAGGTTCTATAACCTTATATAAACTTTGATTGTACATTATTTAGATCTTCTTTCTGCAAAACCTTTAAAAGTATTATCTACTTCTTCTTTTGGTTTATTTTCAAGTATATCTTTCTCCTCTTCAATTCTAGTTAATATCTCAAATGCATCGAATATTGCGAGCTTTTTAGTGGCTGCAGCGTTCTTGAGTCTATCGGCTGAGATATCATCATCAGTTTCAACAATAGGTTCTTTAGC